TTATAATTAGTTTTTGATACTATTTTTCTAGGATAACCATCAACTATTCTTAATATTTCAAAGAAATTTTGATCATTCGTATCATCTATTAATTTTTTAGTAAGAGTTAAAGTAATTTTAAATCTATCAGCACCTGGTGCTGCATAATTTGTAAATCCTTGTGCATTATCATATAATGAAGGATCATCTTTAGCACTAATTATTTCTTCATCTATATTTAAACCAATTTTATAAGATGGTGTATTTGTATAATGATCTAAAATTATAGTTTGTTTATCAACATTTACAAAAGTTCCTCTAATAAAATATACACCTTCAGCAACAAATGCTGCAGAACCTACTGCAGTAGCATCAGATGATATTAATGTTCCTACTGCAGTATCCGCATTAATAGTAGTATTTCCATATACTATATTCTCTTTAGTTAATAATGCCTCACCACTAATAAACTCTGTTAAAGTAGGATCACTTACACCACTATTTAAATATTTTACATATATTGTTAAATCCTCTACATCATTATCATCTGGTAAAGCAACAAAATCAACTGAAGCAGTTACACCAGAAGTTTGACCTTCTACAATTTTACCAACTAATTGATCAACATAAAGTGATATATTAATTCCAAATTGAGTAGAATTAAGTTTTACAGCATTATATGAAAGATCATAAGTAGGTGCTCCAGGAATTACAATTGACCCTTCCTTAAACATATGAGAACCAAAAGTCTCTATTTGATTCTGTAAAATAGATTGTAAATTGGTTAATTCTCTTGCTTGAACAGGAAAACCTGGTTTAAATAAAACCTTGTAAAAATTATTACTGGGATCAAAGTCATCATAATAAGGACTAATATTTAAATCTTTTGCTTGTGCCATGTTTCTTTAAAATTCCAGAATAATTTTAATGTCTTCTTTTTGTCTAAGATTTCTAGTAATCTCTTCTCTATTATCAATATAAAGAATATCACCAGTTGTTTTATTTATCTCCGGTTCAGCAAGACCTCCTGTAAAATAAACACCTAAATCAATTTGTTTACTTCCGACAGTAACTGTTCTGCCAGTAAAATTAACATCAATATTTGCATCGTTGGGAGTTCCACCAGCAAATTTAATAGATTTATCAACATCCGATTCAAAAGGTAATACTTTTGCTTCATTAGTTACTCCAACATAATCCGTTTGATTACCAGTAGTTTGATTGTAATATAATGATCTATCTTGATAATATTTCACAACAAAAGTTTCCTTATCATAAGAGCTTACATATCCTTTAGCAACTCCATCTGTTACTACTTGCTCTATTTTAGATCCAATAGTAGGATCACTAGATAAACTTGCTGATAATTTTAATGCATATACAGAAGAATAATCAGACCCACTATAAAGAGTATTTAAAGAACTAGATGTTGAAGGATTTTTTACAATACCAACTTGTGCAAATTTAGTATCAATAGGAAAATCCTTTGTAGAATCATCAAATCTTGCATATACTAAAACTCTGTCTGCTCCCAGATCTTTATAGATATCATAACCATGACCTCTAGAAGGTGGTATAATAACTATTAATTCAGCTAAAGTATCTACTGATTCTGGTCGAATTGGACTCAAATCAACCATACCATAAGTATATCCACTTCCACCAGCAGTTACGGTAACATCAGTAATCACTCCTCCCGTAGCTGTAACTGCTACTTTACCACCACTACCATCACCTACTATATTGCATATCTTAGTAGTTCCTGAAGTATAACCACTACCACCATTTTGAATATATACAGTCTTTATTTGATTAAAATTAACTGTAGAATCTGCTGCTTCTCTTACACTTTGAATTACAGAATTTGTTGATGTATTCCAATTATTAGGAACTACAATATATTCGGTAGAATCAAACTTTATAATATCACTAGGAGAAACTGTATACAAATATTTCCATGTATAACCATCACTAGTAGATCCAGCAGCACTTGGTTCTAAATCTGTAAAAGTCGGTTCAAATTTAGATTTTGGTATTTCGGAAGTACCTCCAGATGATCCATTCTCTATACAAATATAAACATTATAATCACTATTGATAACAAAGTAATTTGCATCATATAATCTTGCAGTATCTGATACTGGTGCTTTATTGTTAATACTATAATCCTGCCTATACATATCATAAGCAGTATTAGTTTTCCATTCTACTTTCCTTATTACCCTCCTAACATTTGCACTATTAACTTTTTTTCCAAAAAGCGAAGTACTCCCATAATTCCATTCATGATTTAAATTATCAATTGGATTTGGAGGTGTGGTATTCCATGTGTCTGTTCTACCAAATCCTGGTTGTTTAGTCGGATTACTAAGACCCAAAAATACATAATAATTATTATTGGTATCTAGTACAGAATCTACAAAATTACCAGCATTAGATATTAATTAGTTTTTAGGTATTTATAATAGTATTATGAATAGAATGGATCTAGAGCTCCTGTGTCTCTATAACCAACTCCACGTCTCTGAATTGTTGGGAAAGTAGTTAATCCAGAATTAATAGTTTTTCCAGTTACGGCAATTGCTATAGGATTACTATTTCTAGTAGCTCCATCCAATATACCTAAAGAAAATCTTCCAACAGCAACACTAGAACTACCTGTGGAAGCAATTCCAACTAATGCAGAATCATCTATTACATTACATGTAATAATTCCTACATTACCACTACTCCAAGGTGCATAAGAAATATTGTAGATATTATCTACAAATGTTGTCCCAACACCAACAACTGCAGAATCAGAACTGTAAATAGATGTAACTCCATTTCCAACTTGTGTATTTGAAATATAAATTGGATAATTAATACTTAAATTACTATAATCACCTGCAGTCTTTGTATATAAATGGAATTTTAATGCCAAGGCAGTTCCATTTCCAGTAGTTGTACTAATACCAGTAACAATTCCAGAAATTCCATTTGCACTACTAATATTGGTAACAAGTTCACTATTAATTGATGGTGATAATACCAATACTTGTGGAGGAGTTGTGATTGTATAACCTAAACCTGGATTTGTTATAAGAGTAGAAGTAATAGTTCCATTAGCATCTATAGTTGAAGTTGCGAGTGCGGTTGTACCAATACCTACGGATATTCCAGTTGTTGGTATTCCAATAGCAATAGATGGAGCAACAGTATATCCAATACCACCATTCACAATATTAAGTGAAGAAATAGTACCAGCAGCAGATACAATAGCAGTTAATGAAGCACCAACAGGAGTAATACTATTATCAACGATAATTGCACTAAGTTTATTGGCAGATATATCTCCCTCTTCATCAAAGAATTGTGCTTCATCAACAAAAAACTTGGTAGTTGTATCAGATATTTTACCAATTACCTTAGCAGTTGGGAATATCATTGATTCTAAACTATCTCTAGATTTAAAAACTTTTTCACCATTTATAATTTTATCAACTTTTTGCTTTGTCCAATTAAGTGACTTTTGGTTATCATTAATACCAACACCCTTATAAAGATTAGTTTCTATACTCTTGGATGTAATAATATCCTGTACTGTTCTGGAATTTTGATCAATATCACTAGATTGTATTGCATCTAATTGAACAATATCTCCAGGTTTTACTGAAGGTGGTACATTTTCTACTAAACTACTATCACTACCTGCAGTTCCACGATAGAAGAATATTACAACATCATCTCCTGGTTTTGGTGCTTCAGTAAATGTAAATGTAGTTCCACCAGTAAATGTATATGCACTATCTGGTTCCTGAATAATTCCATTAATTAAAATGAATAGTGTATTTGATAAATTGATACGTGGAAATTCAGAATTTTCATCAGATTCAAAACTTAGAAGTTGACCATCATATTTTAATTGGAATCTTCTTCTAATTCCATCTTGTTGATCTTTGATAGAATCAATATAGTCCATTTGACCGAATTGCCATGCTGCAAAAGAATCACTATAAGTATCCAAAACAGTTAATTCAAACTCAGCCTGAGGAGATGCTAAATTAGCATCAGTAACCAAACCTACAGGTTTAAATACATCACCTTTTCTAAACCCATATCCATTTCTAACAATTTCCCATTTAGTAACTTCAAAATAAGTAGAAGCTATTCCTACTGTAGATCCTCCACCAACTTCAATATCTAAAAGTAGACCAACTCCAGTATCAGTTGTTTCACCTTCACCTAATCTTGATACACCCACTACCCCCAAACCTGCGTAGGATGCCTCTGGAATAACCAATTGTGGATTATTATAGTTTGTACCAGCCGCTCCTATACTAAACGCCATAGTTCCACCAGCACCCACTGTAGAGGTAATCACAGCACCAGAACCAACACTACTACCAACATTAACAGTTAAAGTATTAGTAGTATATGATGTAATATCAGTAATAATTCCCGCAACAGGATCAGTTGCCCTTGGATAATAATGATATGATTGATAATCATCTTTAGAACATGTAAATGCTAAAGATCCTGTTCTAATTCCAACATCATCAGAAGTAGTCAATCCATGAGAAGGAATAGTTAAAACTAAATCTCCACTAGAAGGATTGTATGATGCATTTGTGGCAGTGTATGCAGTTCCCGCAAAATTAGTTTTATATAATGTAGTAGATACTCCACTCACAAACTTATGAGTATATGGAATATCTGTTACTGCAACCGATACATTTCCATAATATCCAGATCCGTATGTGGCATCACCATACCAAGGCATAACATCTCCACCACCCACATATGTGTGAGGAATAGTACTTGTTCCAACATTAGTAGTAAATCTATAAGATGATGATACTCCAACATTAATAGTAAATTCTTTATCATTATGCACGGTAACTGTTAATGTTGCTCCAAAAGCTGGATCAGATGGGCGTGGATAAGAATGCTCTGTTGCATGATTATCTTTAGAACAAGTAAATGTTAGTGAATCAGGATCTAAAGTAACAGTATCGCCAGTTGCCATATTATGATCATTAACAAATTCTAATCTCAAATCTCCAGATTTAGAATCATATATTGCTCCAGAAGGTTTCTTTTCTGATCCATTTTGTGAACCACTTGTTACATTAACAGAATTATTTTCAGAACTTACGAATGTATGATCATAATATTTGGAAGAAGTATTTAATATTGAATATTCTAAACTTGTAGAACCTAAACCAACACTATTATTTGATGGGAAGAAAGTAGTAGTAATTCCATAACTTCCAGAACACTTAAATTCAAGTCTATGTAATTTTACTTGTTGTCCAATACCAGATTCAAAATTGTGCTGATTTTCAGTAAAAACTTCTAAGAATCCAGTTGTATTATCATAATATGCTGTCGTTATACCATTGGAAGGTCCAGTTGTAGCAAAACCAACCACATTCGCAATTCCACCAGTAGCATTCTTTTCTAGATATACTTTTGCTCCTTCAGCAAGTGCATATCCTCTACCTGGAGTAGATGCTAAAGAAACAATAACTCCACCTCTAGGTAATTGGTTTTGATTAATATCAGAATCGTTAATTATTGGATCATCTGAAAGTGTTGATGTAATTCCCGTAAATGTAATAGTACTTGCAGTACCAACATCTTCAGAAATATTATAATTGTTATTAGGATTATTTTCTGCTGTAGGTCTTTGGAATATATTACCTATTAATACTAATCCATTCCCTCCAGTAGAACCTAAACCAACAGTATTTGCACCTCCAACTTGTAATGTAAATGTTTGACCTATACCAGTAAATTGATCTGAAATATCATCATATATTTGGTTTGTAGAATAATCATTTCTCAAGAATACTCTACCATTAAAATCAGAAGTAGGATAATTTAAATTACTTGGAGTTTTGATTATTTGTGGATTTCCTCTAGGAGCATCTGTAAAATATATCTCATCCCCAACAATATTATAAGATCCTTTATATACTTGAGCAGTTGATGTATTTGTATGATTAGTTGCAGATGTTCCTACAAACCCTCTCTCCACTTCAACAAGAGTAGTAGTTCCTATTCCTGTTATTGGTCCAATACTTGTAGTTCCAAACCCAACATTAAGAACTTTCATATATTCATTATCAACTTTTAATATATCACCACCAATTACAGAAGAAATACCACTTAAAGAAACAATAGTTCTTAAAGTACTAATTCCCGTATTACCATCATCAATATTATCTTTTAAAGTATGATTTATTGGAGTAAATGCTAATGGAGATTGAATTAAATTATTAATATTAATAATAGCTTTTGTATTACTCTTAGACATTGCAAATTGATGTGCATTTCCTGTACCAACACCTACAAAAGTAACAGCTGTTCCTGCTCTTGTTGTTGATATTTGGAAACTATCACTATTATTTCTAATCGCAAAGACAGTTGTTGGTAATTCATCAATACCTCCAGATACCCCTTTATATTGCATAGGTGTAGATCCTACACCAACAAAAGTAGCTTTTGGAGTATAAATTAATTCTTCATCAGTTCTAAAGAAATGATCTTTAATATTAAAAGTACCAGTATCTAAGGTAAGAATAGAAGAATTGGTAGGATCAAATGATTTAGCAAAAATTGGAGTTTCATTAGATTTTAATATAAAATTCTTTCTATCAACTCTATCACCCTCTAATCCATCAAAAGAATATATCTTTGGAGAATTAATAGTTCCACCATAAATCAAATCTGGTATATTAGGGGTATTAATAATATCAACATCAATATAAAATGCTTTATTAAAAGATGAGACTTGAATAGTATCATCCAAAAACTCTTCATCTGGATGGAAATTCAAAATAAAATCAGTACTGTCAATATTTCCACCAAAAGTTCCAATTCCACCATATTCACTATATTCACTATATCCATCAGAAGATAAAATAGATCCTTGTTGTACATAAACATTAGTACCATCATATAGAGATGTAACTTGATGAAGTGCTTTTGTGGATCCAACACTAACTTCAACAACAGACATGAAAGTATTAAATAAAATCTTACTTCCACTATAAACAACGGTGGTTCCTATTCCAGTATTATAATTGGAAGCATATATTAAACTTCTTTCAGATCCTGCTGGTTGATTTGCAGCTGCAAATCTATAGACACCTGTTCCAGCAGTAGTTGTACCAAAACCAACTATATTAGATTTAACTTCAATTTCATCATCTGATGTATTTTCAAATAAAAGAGAGAATTGTGTATCAGTAAGATCTCCCTTAAATGTACCCATCAATTGACCAGAATAAGAATCCATTGTAGAATGAGTATCTATAAAAGATTCTGTCAAATAAGTATCTGTTGAATCATGTGTAACATAATGCTCAACATAATTCATCTCATTTGTAGATTTATTGATTAATTGAGTTTTAGCATAGAAAGATTCATATTTATTTGAGTCTACACCAATAACATTTGTTGTTGTTATTCCTAAATCAGAATCTACGGTAGAAATACCAATTGAAGATGTAATAGAAGTAAATCCAACAGATTGGGTGCCGACACCAATATTACCAGTAAAATCAGTCTCAATAGTTTTAAGATCATAATCATTATCAGGATTAAATGGAATAAATCTTAAATAATATTCTCCAAACTCTGTTTCAATCAAATCAAAATATCCAATTTTAGATGAACCACTAATTGTAGATAATCCTGTTGTTGTATCTAAATTATCTTTTTCTAATAAAACTGATGTAGTTCCATTATTCAATAAAACTAACTGAGCTGCTTGAATATTATTACTTCCTAATTCAGAAATTCTAATGGATAATTCTTTACATGAAATATTAGAATCTATTTTTATAAAATCTAATGTTGAACTAGGATCTCCATCCAAATTTGCAAATTTATTCTTAATATCATCAATAATTAATACCTGATTACTCTTAGATAAAGTATAAGGTGCTAATTTTTTATTATAAAATTCTATAGAATTGGACTTATTATCATAACCCAAATCATAAGCATAATCGTAATTATTAATTGTATCTACTCTTAAATCTTCAATAAAATCTTGTACTATAGTTGTTGCAGAAGTACTAGCAATACTAACATTAGATTCAGATTTAATACCAACATCTGCAAAATTCTTCATTCCACTAGTATGAAGTAAAGAATTAACAGGACTTCTTAGTTCATCAAAAGTCTTAGAACTTTGAATAGTGTATGAAAGATTTTGATAATAATTATTATCAGGTGTTACTTGTGTATCTAAATTCAATTCTCCTACATTATTAGACCATCCAATATTTTTCTCAACCATATAATCAACAGAATATCTACCAAAATTCTCAACAATAGTATTGGTTGTAGCTTTAACTCCAGAACTTGCTCCAATAATATCTTCACCAACAGATAATCTATAAGTTCCCGATACTTTAATATTTTTATCATCGCTATGAGTAATAATTAAATCTCTTTCTTTACCATTAGAAATTAATTTTTCACCAATTATAAAGTATGATAATTCTAACTCAAGAGTAAATATAGGATATTTGGATTTATTTACAAGAATTGCTTGAAGATTTTGATCAGTAACAGCTATACCAGTATTGGTTACTATACCACTTACATCAATAGTTACTGAATCATTAGAACCCGAAGCTGCTTCGGTATATTGAGTGACTTTACCAAATTTATATCCCAAATCTGTAGAATTAAAACCAGAACCTTCAGTTCCTACTTTAGAAATTCCTTCTATATAAACCTCATCATCAACCTTAAATGGAAGTATTGAAAAATCATTTACAGGTGTTTGTATATAACATGTAAAAATTCCAGTAGAGTTAGAAGTAATAGTACTAATTGCAACACCATTACTATTATCTGTGGCAAATAATTCTATTCCAGTATCGGGCAATCCATAAGGAGTAACAGTTTGAACAATATTAGAAACTGTACCTCCATTCATTTCTGCTTCAAGAATACCATTATCAATAACAGTCCTACTTACAAAATCAACAATTTTTATAATTGGTGGGGTTAGATAATTAGATCCACCTGAAGTTACTGTAATTATTCCAATCTGATTATTATTTTTACTACCAATAAAAGGAGAAATATATGCAGATGGTTTCAAAGTTTTATCAGAAGAATATTCAAAAGTTTCATTAATTATTCTAACTTGTGAAGGATTACCAATATCATCTGATTTAAGAGACACTGTAAGATCAGTACCCTCAGTAGAAGAGGTTCCAACAAAGTTTGGTAATTTTTGATAATTCCTTCCCCCATCTAAAATAGATACTTTATTAACACTTCCCTTTTCTGTTAAAGATTTAGTAGTATAATTTAAAGTAGAACATTCAGATTGGTTATATGATAATTTTTCTGGAATTTGTTTTAATGAAATATCAAATGTAGTATCACCAACACTAACAATATTGTATGAAGAATTATAACTACTTTGAGTAAAATCTATTTCAGAATAATTTGTAACACTTGTATCTGCTGTATTGATAAAACCAGATTTTTCTAAATTATAATATAATTTTGCTGGCAATAAATTATTATAATTGACCGTAACTGATGCATCACCACTTACTCCAGGAGTACCAATAGTTACTACATTGAATGTGGATGATTGTGTAGAAACAAACTCATTTTTAAATTCTTTATCATAATATAATTTAAATTTATAATCTGCTAATGAAGAATGTGATAAATCAAAAACTAAACTATTAGTAGTTATAACTTTAAGTGAAGGATTTATTAATCTAATTGATTGATCTATTCCTCCTGTAGAACCTATACTGATAGTAGTTGGTGGATTATTTTCAACGTCAACCAATGTTTCAGTTAATTTTATTGTATTATCATCAACTTTATAGACATAATATGATGATGTAGAAATTCCCTCTGGTAATAAATCTGCAGAATAAGAAATCTTATCTCCGGTATTTAATTCATGAGAGATTGTTCCAAAAGATATCTCATTTTTATCTGTATTAATCCCTGTAGAATTAAATCCAATAGGATTAATTAACATATAATTTGTACCTTCTTGCTTCTCTATTACGACAGCACTTGAGGTTCCAATACCAACCGATAAATTTGGTTGAATATTTAATGTAATATTATCACCTTCAACTAAACTATGTGAAGTAGATACAGAAACTGTTGCTACATTTTTTTGTATATTTCCTAATAATTGATTATAATTACTACTTAATGTGAATACATCAGAACCACTACCACCACTAACAAAATACACATCAGAATACCCAATACCAACTCCTGTTTTTATCCCAATATTATTTTTACTTATATTAGAAACAAATAATGTAGATGGTAAATTAACATTACTATTAGCAGGATTAGATGGATCAACATTATATTTAATATCGTCAATCCCACCAGTAACTAACGATATTTGTTGATTTTCAATAAATGGATGATTTTCAATATAAATTCTCTGAGTTGGCACATTAACAGTAATATCTTTATCATTAAAATCAAATGTCATAGTGGATGAAATACCACTAACAGTTCCAAATCCTATAGATTCTTTTGGATTAAAATAAACTATATCATTTACTCTAGATTCAAAATAATCTACTTTTTTCTTAATATTAAATGAATCTGGTAAAAATGATATTAAAGATGCTGAATTGTGAGAAACACTACTAGATCCTCTCTCAACTTTTAATAAATTAAGATCCGAATACACATTCAACAATCTTAAGGTTTCATTTCCTATCTTTAAACTACTTCCAATAGAAACATTAGTTGGAATTGTAGAAACCAATATCTCAGTGGCTACACCGACTGTTGATGACTCTAAAGAATCAATTAAAGTCGATGTGTATGTAGTTACTCCAATTGTATGAGAACCATTTAATTCTGAAAGTTGAGTAGAAAATCCTGAAATTGCAACATTATCACCATTTTCAAAATTATGATGAGGTAAGATAGTAATTTCTACATTTTCACCATCAATCCAACTAAATATTGCATTTTCGAAAGAATTCAAAGATGTATTGATATCTACGATATTTTTACCTTTTAATGAAGCAACTTTACTTATTAATCCACTTCCATTAGTATTGGTATTATCAAATTTTAATGAATCATTAATTTTATAATTATCACCACTTGAAATAATTGAAATTTGTTCAATTTTTCCCTTTGTTACTGTTTCTACAACTGATTTTTGCCTTGAAATTTCATTAGTTTCGATTATAAAATCATTATCTGTATTTTCATCAGAAAGACGATAAGGAAATGTGTTTCTAATTAAGTTTGTATTTGAAAAATCAAAGGATTGGTCGATATTTTGCTCTAATGGCAATGATCTATAAGAATCTCCAACAAAATATGGAAATTGTGGTTTATTAGTTCCATCTATTGTTGCATAATATGCATAAATTCCATTAGGAAACTCTTTAGTCTTACTAAATCTACCATTATTTCTATCTAAATTGCCAGAATTGGTAAATTTGTAATCTTCAACAAAAAATCCTAATGCAAAATCATCAATTGATGGTCTATCAACCACATTAGATGTATTTTTTGTATATCCAGAAACCATTCTGGAGGGTGTTTCTGCTATTCCAGGATCTGCATACCCATAAGGACCATAAATTGGATTACCATCATATGCCCATCCAATAATTTTAGATATTTCAGTCTCATCTTCATCAAAAGCATTCTGAATATTTTGATTATATCCACAAATATTATACTTTAAACCATCAAGACCATCTAATAATACTTCACTACCATATTTTTCATGCATATTAACAGATAATGATCTAACACTACCACTTAAAATTGCATTTTTTCCTCTAGAAACAACATTTATTGATGTATCTGTAGCAGAATAACCAATACCAGCATTAATAATTTCAATACTCGATATTCTATTGTTTACAACAACTGGTCTTAATTCAGCTCCAGTACCTTTACCACTAGAATCTATAACATTTATATCTGGAATTGAGTAATATTCACTACCACCAAATTGCAAATTAACTGAATCAATCTTACCATCAACTACAATTGGTTTTAATTGACCATTTTTACCATTTTTTATTGAAATTATAGGATTTTTTTCAAAATTTAGTATAGATGATCCATAAGCCGTTCCAGATTCATACAAATATGAATCAATAATACTTCCTTTTACTGTTGGAGTAAGATTTATCGTTTCAACAACTTGTGTATCAGTTGCTAATCCAACAGGAACATAACTTAAAGACACATTTATATCAGGATATGCAAAATTATGATATTCAGTTCCAATAGAATCAAAATTTACATAATTTTTTCTTGTATAATTGGAAGTTATTGTTCCTGCAATACCAGCATCACACAATTTAAAGGAATTTTCATCAATTTTAACAATTTTATACTGATTTGCTGTAGTTGTTATACCAGTAGAAGTAGTTAACCCAGATATTTTAGTTCCAGTAGTAGTATATTCAATTATTTCACCATCTTCAAATCCATGATTATCAAATGTAACTGTATTATAATGGGTTGAAATTCCACTTGGTTTAACAATTAATTTTCTATTAGTAAAGTTTCCACCATCAATAACGTCAACACCTACAACTGATGTTTGATTGGGTAAAGTTACAAATTCATGAATACCTGTGAAAATGGCTGTAGAAACTACAGTAGAAATATGAGTACCAAGACCTATAGTGTTAATTCCTACAATAGCATTATTTTCTGAATTATATAATTTAATACTATTATTATTAGTTACACCTGCATAATATATGGAATTGTTAACTAATATTCCTGGAGTACTTCCAATACCAATTCCTTGATTTTTGATAGGAGATTTATATATTATTGTTTGACCATTTTGGAATCCATGATTTTCTGTAAATATAACTTCATCTGTAGTTGTATTAATACCACCTACATTTGCCTCTGAAGTACGTCTTCCATCAAAAGTTAATTTTCTAGATCGTTTAATGGTTAATGCTTCTAAAGCAGCAGTACCATTTCCACCACTAATATTAACAGATACAACTCTATTAATATCAAATTGTTGTTTGTCAACATCAATTTTTGTAATCGTACCATTAAGAACTGGTTGAATTAATGCAGTTACACCTATACCACCAGAAACTTCTATTAAAGGAGGATTAATAACATCATAATCAGTTCCTTCATTTAGAATATTGATAGAATTTAATGGTCCATAATATATTTTATCTAATGTTTTATAATTATTAATTTCTACACCATTTTTTAATAATCCAATAGGTCCTGAAACTGTTTTTTCCTGAATACCTCTATTAATAGTAGATTCTAAAGAGAATTTTTTAAATATTTTTTGAGGAGAAATTACATTAGATTTTTGTGAAGATAATGTAAATTTATGAATACCTTCCTCATCTGATTGTGATAAATTACCAAATTCTAAAGCAGATGTACTATCATCTATAAAACTTCTAGAAGTATGTAATTGTAATTGTTTACCATCACCAATTATTTTTACATAATAATTTCCTGTATCTAACCCAACATAAGGTGAAATGGGTTGATAGAAAACCTCATCACCATCAATAAAAGGAACTTTGTTATTAAATTTAATTAAATTATATTTACCAGTAACCTCATTTTTACCATCCAAATTTATAGCAATTGCAACTTTAATATTAGATGTTATATTATTTCTATCATTTTTACTATTTCCAGAATCTGTAGATTGAGAAGGTAATGAATTAGAAGCTACATATGAAACTTTATCATCCTCAATATATAAATTTTGAACATCTGATATAACTTTATCATACTTTAAAGGAACTATAGTACTTTTTGGATGAGAAATTTTTCTTCTAATATCATATTCAATACCTGATTGAGGTATTAAAGTAGCATTATCAAAATTAAGTTGATTGTTAGTAGCATCAAAACTTGTTACAATTATATTATTTGAAAGACCATCCTTGACATTATTTGTTCCTCTTTCTAATATTTCAATTTTATCACCTATTTTAAGACTAGAATCATATATGTCTTCAAATAATATAGATTCAGTTGCTACACTTGTAGTTCCTACACCAACTGATTTTGGTTTAAATCTTACTGATGTATTATATACCCAAGAATTAGCAAAAATCTCTTTATATGACATATTGTCATAATTAACATCACCGCCATAATATAACTTCTGTTCTATAATATCACCTATACCATTTACAGAAATTATCTGATCTTTCTCCACATTAAGATTTTTTGATACTTGTTCAAATTTGGATAATACGCCAGTTAATCTTATTTTAACAGGTTTATTTAAATCAGCATTTTCATAACCTATATAAATGTCATCATTACGAACAGTTTCTGTAGAACTAATATCTTCATTTATACCTGTACATCCGAAAAACTGGTTAATGGATTTACTTGTATAGTTAATATTAGTATTATTACCAGCAACTAATGTTCCAGTATTTCCAAAACCTATTGTTGAGTCAACAGATACTATAGAAGATCCAGCAGAAACAGTTTCTAGGCATTTAGAAGCAGGAGTGATTTTGAAATTTCCTTGTATAGTAGATGCTGATTTATCATATCCCATAAAAAGAGATATTTTCCAATACTGTTTATTCTCAGCAAAACCCACACCACTTCTAGTAAAAGGTTCAACTTCAGAAATAGATGCATTAGTCTCTAAATCATTTTCTTTGAATATTGTTTGTCCAACTAATTGTGAAGGATCCCCTGAGATTGCATCTGCAATTATAATTTCTCTTCTAACATATTCAGCAGAGGATGGTTTAAGTAAATAATCCTCTAGGTTTACAATTCTAGGATTTTCATTGTAAAGTACATTAAATAATATTCTAAAAGATTCATCAGTTCCTTTTGCTTCATATAATGATCTTGCCTCCTTTATAAAATTACCTGCATTTACGTTAGGAGCAAAATCTACATCAACCAAATCTGGTGTTAATGTGAATTTTTGTTTTTTATAAAATTCTTTTAAAAATAAAGAACTTAAGTTTTGAATATTAGAGTTTGCACTATGACTTGTCGCAGTAGTATTATTAAAAACTAATTCTTCCTGATTTAATTCTTTGTGATAATTTGTAATTCCACAAAAACCTCTGACACATCCAGTAAATGCAGTCTTTTCGGCATTTAATGATGTATATGTAATAATTTCATCATCAATTTTTAACAATCCATATTCATTAGGAAATCCCTTAGTACTAGAAACATTGATTGTACTATCAGTAGCACTTATATCACCAGAAAGTGTAGTAGAATCAACAACTACTTCAGGTGTGAGATTATCTAATTTTAAATATTCTGACAAATTATCAGAAATATCAACTGGGCCTCCTTGATATTCCTGAGAAA